AGCGTTTTACGTTACAGATATGAGCTTCTCCAGGGCTGGAATAAGTCACGCATTAAAGAGATTAGAAAAACATTACGAGGAGAAATAGCATGCATTTAGCAATATTCAGTGGCGGCTTGGGCCGTGACGCAGAGCGCGGAACCGCAGGTACAAACAATACGCCATACCTCAAATTTCCATTAGGCGTTACAACTGGGTACGGCGAAAGAAAGAGAACACTTTGGGTGTTGTGCACAATGTGGGGAAAACGCTCCGAGTCTAAGCTATTCGATCACTTGGGCAAGGGTAGCAAGGTCACTGTTCATGGTGAAGTTGATCTGGACGTTTACACGAAGGGTAGCGGTGAGCAGGGCGCATCGATCACGGTCAAGATCGGGGAGCTGGATCTGAATGAGGGCAAGCCCAACGGCAACGTCCAGCACCAGCCAGCAGCTCAGCCTGCCGCACAGCAAAACGCCCAAGCTAGCGCCAAGGCCGCCGTTGATGATGAGGATTGGAATAAAGATATTCCTTTCTGATATGTTCCGTTTTAAGCCTGCCATCTGTGTTATATGGTTGACAGGATAGTGGTATTAATGGACAATGACAGTGTACGAAAGGTGCAGGTGGAGACTCCTACTGAAGCCTGTATACGCGGGGATTACGATCAGGACCCCGCACTGACCCAGCCCTCCGGGGCTGGTCTTTTTTACCAAACAACTGGGATAAGCATGCTAAGTACTGCTCAACGATACGATGGAAAATCTGGACAACATAGTCAGCATCAATCTGAGCTCTGTCAACGAGAGCGCTTTGCTCGTGCGCGGTACTGATGTGACTTATCTCTTCGAGTTCGACTCTAAAGAAGAAGTCCAAGCTGGACTGGCACAGATCGCTCAGGCTTATGCGAGCCAGGAATCAGTGCTGGAGCTGTAATTCTGTTACCCCTATCAACTACTACAGAGAGATAGCATGTCCGACGGCGTAAAGAACACCAATATAGGAATCAACGTGGACGTGAACGGCAAGAATGTTGTCGTCGCGTTCGATCAGAAAGTCCAGTGGATCGAGCTGAAGCCCGAGCAAGCCATCGAGCTAGCCTATGCTATCTATGAGAAGTCACTGAAGGCACAGGGCAAGACCAGCAGCGTCATATTGATACCGAGGCTGGACGGATGAACAGAGCTGACATACAAAAAATAATTATCGATATTCTCGAGAAGGAAATGGGTCTGGTAGATGGAAGCGTCGCCCTAGATCAGACTCGTGAAAGCTTGGGCTTGGATTCATTGGATGACTTTGAAATACTCATGTGGATCGAGGAAGAGTGTGGTGTAGATATTCTCGATGAAGAATGGGTAGCATTAACAACGGTCAGTGACATGGTCGAACTGGTAGCGGGGAAGATATTATGAAAAGACGTAACTTTATGAAGTGCCTACTGGGATCAGCTGCGTTACCACTGGTGGCGCAGGACGTTATCGCGTTTGGCTCTGGCCTTGCTCAGGTTAAGAATGACGGAAGCGTCGAACACATTCCTCTCGCTACCATAGCGGTTGACCTTGCGGAGCCCGGATCTGATGAAACCGTCATTGGTACGTTTGACCCAACCAGTAACCAAATCATAACGAAGAAAGTGCGATCCGTTCGTGCCAGTCGAGATCTTTTTGCTGAACAATACTTCCGTGAGACCAACGCCATGCTTAAAGTGAGGAGACGTAATGTCAGAACTTGAAGCAGCCCGCTGGTTAGAGCAACAGGCCGGGGCAAGGATAGATATCGGTGAGAACGGCCAGATAACAATCACCGACGGCTGCAGCGTGAAGGTCACAGGCACAGGCTTCCTTGATGCGGTGATACAGATGCAGTCAGTGCTGAGCCAGATGAGGGATGACAGCTGATATGTGCGAGACGCCATCGATATTGAGTTTGTTTGTTATATGTGGATCAGTAGCTATATACATAGGTTTCGTTGCATTTATTAATTACTGGTTTGTGTTGAGAGATGAGAAGCAATGCCTATAGCTAGAGACGAATACGGACTATCCCCAAAGGAACGCGCTGTAGCTGACCTGTATAGGGCTGGTCCTGATGAAGTGAGGGGGAATGCTACGCTCTGTTATATGCAGATACATCCCAGGGCGAAGAGAACATCGGCTAGTGCAATGTCATGTCGCATGTTAAGAAAGGTCAAGATAAAGACATATCTGGAGTTGATGGCCAAAGAAGCTGCGAAGGAAGCCAGCATTGACGCCGCCTGGTTACTGAAAAGACTGGCCGAGGAATGCACCGCTGACCTGGCTGACATCTACCACGAGGACGGATCACTCAAGCCAATACATAGCTGGCCGAAGATCTGGAGACAGGGCCTGGTGGCTGGTCTTGATGTAGATCAAAAGCTCCTGTCCCAGGACGGCGTGAAGATTCCCGATGGCTACATTACCAAGATCAAGATTTCTGACCGGGCCAAACGATTAGAGATGCTGGGTAAGCACAAATCAGTCCAGGCATTCGAAACTGAGCAGATCCAGGTGGGTGTTGCTGTTTATATTGAAGGAAAGGATGCACAGGCATAACGATTTTTAATAACCTGCGGCACTAAAGGCTTGCAGGAAACACGCGGACGGTTAGCCGTCTGGTTGATTTATTTGTTAGCTGATTTGTGGCTACATAGGAGAGTAAAATGACTACATGTAACGGTATTGGATGTTCTGCTGAAAACGGGCATGGTCACTCTGTAGAGTGTGAGGTTGCACATAGTGCATGGGTGTTTAGAGGAGCTGGGAATAGAAACCCAGAGGCGAGGTACGCCGGGTATAAAGAACGCCCTCTTCATAAAAATGCGAACAATGACCAAAGGTCTGCATGGCTTGAGGGATATAAAGCAAGGGAAGGCTGGAAGATATACAGCTAACGTTGAGTTCAGCGGGCGGCTGGAAAACAACAACGACAAAGCGCCGGAACTTGACCCGCTCCGACTGCAACGCTTTGTTATGAGCAAACGAGAGCTAAAATGATTAAATTAATACAAGGCGATTGCCTAGAAAAGATGAGTGAAATACCAGACGGCACGGTGGACATGATTTTAACTGACCCGCCCTATGGCACGACTGCCTGCAAATGGGATAGTGTGATACCACTAGAGCCAATGTGGGCGCAGTTGAAGCGTGTGATTAAGCCTAACGGAGCTATTGTTATGACAGCAAGCCAGCCGTTTACCGCCGCTCTAATAATGAGCAACCCGAAGATGTTTAAGTATGAGTTAATTTGGCTTAAAGATAAGCCTACAGACCCGCTAAATGCTAAAAAAAGAGTTATGAAGTACCATGAGAACATTTGCGTTTTTTATAATAAGTTACCAGTGTATAACCCACAGCGCGAACTAAGGGACAAGGACAATAAAAGGAATAATAAGCCAAGAGAGTTTAATTCTGCGGTAAATAATGAGTGGAAAACTAAGGATAGCAATACATTGCAAATGAATCAGGGGAGTTCTGATTACATATACCCGAAGTCAGTTAAGAAATTCAACATGCAAAGAGGGCTACACCCTACACAAAAACCAGTAAGCCTAATGGAATACTTGATAAAGACTTACACTAATGAAGGTGAGACCGTGTTGGACTTTACAATGGGGAGTGGAACTACGGGCGTTGCCTGCGTGAATTTAGGAAGAAAGTTTATAGGGATTGAACTGGATGAAGATTATTTTAATATTGCGAGTGAGCGAATTTTAGGCTCATAACAAGGGAATAGTAGGCAAAAGAAATCACCCTCACCATTATGGTGCAATAACGAACAAAGACGCGCAGGCGTAGGAGTAAGGCAATGAGCACATCATTAAATATTGAATTGGTAAAAGGCAACACGGCACCAAGATATACCACTGACTGGAAGCAGTTGAACCTAGACAAAGCCCTCATCACTGAAGAAGGTATGGAGTCAAAGCTGCCACTGGTTGACTTACAGTTAACAGATAGCGACGGCAATACGCACTTCACCATGGTTAGCGGTCGTATAATCCTTGCCTTGGCTGAGGCGATTCAGGGCGTGAACCTTCGCAATCATGGGAGCACGAACCCATGAGTGGCGACTCAGAGCCAAAAACATGCATGACCGATGGCGCCGAAGTTACCGATGATCACCGCGACCTGAAGGAGAATGGCCAACAGAAGGGTTACGTCGTGCTCTGCCCTGAAGAAAGGGCGAAGGGTTACGTGAGACCATTGCGCCAGACTTATATCCACACCGAGTGCGGTGGTGAAACTACCATGAGTATGGAGATCGCCGAAACTTATGCCCGTAATCCTAAGTTTTATGGCGCCACTTTCTGTGTTCAGTGTCGTAATCATTTTTCTCTGGGCCAGTTCACTTGGAAGGGCACTAATGAGTTGGTTGGGTCATGAGCACCGATGCTGAGCTAAAAACCTGCGAGCTCATAATACTGGGAGCAATCAGCAAAGCATCCGATGACGAACAGGCCGCAATTAAATCAGCCAGAGTTGCTATCGACGATCTGATCTGCCAGATGGATAAGACATTTGATACCGATGCCGTCAGTTACGCATTGTCTCTGGCGTACATTGATAGGATGAAGAAGCAATGACCGATCCATACGAAGAGCTTGGCCTGAGTGGCGACGCATCCGATGAAGAGGTCAAGAAGAAGTTCAAGCAGCTGGCTAATATCCATCACCCGGATAAGCCCGGCGGCGATGAGGAGGCCTTCAAGAAGCTGAAGGCTGCCTACGAAGCGATCGTTGGTGGTGCCAAGCCTGACAACCTGGAAGCTGATGCCATGGCCAGGCTGCACGATTGCTTTGATCAGATGCTAAACCAAGTTGATCCATTCACTGTAGATATCGTAGAGCAGGCGACCGGTGCAATTCAAACCGCACTGGCTGACCTCATAGAAAGTCTGGCAGATGCTAAATCACAGCGTAAGAAGTTTAAGAAGCTGGTCGGCAAAATGAAGACCAAGACCGTGGTCAATCTGTTTGAGCTGCTGATCTTTGATAAGATCGTGGTGCTGAACAAAGGGATTGAGCGTACCGAACGTGATATCAAGGTACTGACCCGGATGCTGGCACTGTTGAAAGACTATGAGTACAGCTACGAGTCACCGATAGATCGATTCTCTACTGGTGTTGGAGTAAGTCGACCCAGCGGTAGTGGATGGGCTCACCTTTCGTAATGATAAAGGAGATGGCTAATGTCGAATGACGGGGAAATAATTTATAAGTGCTGCCCTATTTATGGGGATAGCCTAAATAGCGTATGCAGCAGAGGAACAAAGGGCTGCGTCGAAGATCATAGCGAGGCTCATACTCTTTCCGAGCTAAACGAATCCTTGCTGGCGCAGGTAGAGGAATTGCGTGTATGTGAGCCTTGTCCGTGCGGGGATGTTGGTTTCTTTGTCGTGCCAAACAATTACAATGGCGAGCCAGAGCAAGAGCAATGCGAACACTGTTATACGAATCCAAAATCAAGATTCAACGCGCTAAATAACACCTCTCAGCAATCCCTGAACTCACTCAAGGCCGCTACAGAGCAATCAACGATCTATTACGTGGTCAACTATCTCAGGGGAGAAGGTTATAACCATGAAGACATTCTTTACGCTATTAGAAACATTCCCCGCAAGCACCAAACATGACAGAAACAATAGCCGAGTCAGTCGAAAAGATTAAGGAAGAGTTCAAGCTCACCGTAGCACAGGATCACGCCAGAGATATGCTGATCTCTGACGCGGTTCATTGCTGCTTGGGGGGTGGTTCTCGATCTGGCAAAACTTTTCTCCTTGTAAGAATGATAGTGATTCGTGCACTGAAGGCGCCCGGCTCCAGGCATGCAATCTTCCGCTTCCGATTCAACGCTATTAAGGCCTCGATCATCTATGACACGCTCCCGAAAGTCTTCGCCCTGTGTTTTCCTGGTCTGTGGAATCCCAAGTCTCTTAACAAAACTGATTGGTTCTACAAGTTCGATAATGGATCCGAGATATGGTTCGGCGGACTCGACGATAAAGAGCGTACAGAGAAAATCCTGGGCCAAGAGTACGTTACACTTTACTTCAACGAGACCTCCCAGATCCCTTGGGCATCACGAGTGCTCGCCATGTCTCGACTTGCACAGAAGGTCAAGGTCTCCTCGGTCCAGGGACAGCCGGACACGTACCTGAAGCTCAAAGCCTACTATGACTTGAATCCGAGCTCCAAGAATCACTGGGTGTATCGCGTTTTCATTGAGAAGAAAGACCCGATCAGTAAGCAGGAACTTAACCGTCCATTCAACTACGCCTACTACAAGATCAACCCGATCGACAATCTGGAGAACCTGAGTGACGAATACATTCATGAGCTCGAGGATCTACCGGTCAAGGCTAGAAGGCGATTTCTTAACGGTGAGTTTGAAGATGATGAGAACGGCCAGCTGTGGACCATTGAGCTTCTGGAGCAAAATCGAGTACTGGGTCAGAAGGGAACATTGCCAGACTTTCTCCGTGTCGTTATTGCCGTTGATCCGTCGGGCTGTACCGGTGCCGAAGACTCCAGGTCCGATGAGATTGGTATCATGGTTTGCGCGTTGGGCACTGATAACCACGGCTACCTAATTGAGGATCTATCTGGCAAGTACAGTCCTGAAACATGGGGGCAGATTATAGTCGCAGCTTACGAACGGCACAGCGCTGACCGAGTTGTTGGCGAAGTAAACTATGGTGGCGACATGGTTCGAGCCGTAGTTCATGCGGTGGATAATACGGTACCGTTTAACGCTGTGACCGCCTCCAGGGGTAAGGTTGTTCGAGCACAGCCCATCTCAACTCTGTACGAAATGAACAAGATTCATCACATTGGTTACTTCCCAGAGGTTGAAGACCAGATGTGTTCTATGACACAATCGGGATATCAAGGCATAGGATCACCCGACAAAGTGGATGCAGCTGTCTGGGGGTTCACTGAATTGTTCCCTGGAATGACAAAGAAGGCCGGGGTTAAATGGACGGCTCCTGCGGTACATACCAGCAAAAGGTCGTCCTCGAGGTTTGAGAACAACTCACGGGCTAGACCCACTGTTAAGCGAAACCGGAGATACTAATATGAATGACGTAGTTAAGAAGGTAATCAGCCCGCTCACAGCAATATCAGCACCAACAAGCTTGGTCAAGGAAGGGATGGACAAAGCTATCGAGAAGCTGGTGCCAGACGTTCCCACTCCACCAAAGCCCAAGGTTGCTCCGGTCGCTGATGATCTCGCAAGGCGACGAGCCGGTGCACGAGCTGCTTCACGTAAACAAGAAGGCGCAGGCCGCGCAGGTACCATGTTGACCGGTGCCGGCAGCAAACTAGGATAACCAATCATGAAAATGGATCTCGCTCAGACGAAGGCCTTTGGTAAAAAGGTCATAGACGACCACATCCCGATGATGTCTCTGTATCAAACGATAGCGGATAACTTCTATCCAGAGCGTGCAGACTTCACGATCGTTCGTAATATCGGCACCGAGCTGGCAGATCTATTAGTTGATTCCTACCCCATACTGGTACGTCGAGACCTTGGTGACTCATTGAGCGCCATGCTTCGAGATGGTAAGTGGTTTGAGGTGGGCATTGATGGTGAACCGGACCACTTGGGCAGGATGTGGCTCCAATGGGCTAGTGAGCGACTGATGAAGCTGGTCAAAGCTCGAAGCGCTAACTTCACACGATCAACTAAAGAAGGTGACCATGACTTCGTGACATTTGGCCAGTGCTGCATCTCGGTTCAGAAGAACAAGAAAGGTGACGGCCTGCTGTACCGGTGTTGGCATCTTCGTGATGTGTCGTGGTATGACGATGAATCTGGCGAAGTGGGCGGCGTTGTTCGCAAATGGTCCCCTACCTATGGCGAGATGAAGCGATACTTTGGTGACAATGTTCACCCAGATATCAAAAAGGCTACCGGCAAAGATGAATTCAAAAAGGGCAAGGTTCTCCACATGGTAATCCCGTCCGAGACCTATGGTGACCCAGCTATCGAGGCCCGTCATAAATGGGTGTCGATCTTTATCGATACCGAGAAGGATCACATCATGGAAGAGCGCGGCATGAACAACAAGATATACGTGATCCCCCGGTTCAAAACAATCCCAGGCTCACCGTTCGCTTACTCACCTGCTACTGTTTGTGGTCTGCCTGATGCTCGATCTATTCAGCAGATGCAGTACACACTGCTCGAAGCTGGCGAGCGATACACTCGACCCCCATTGATAGCGACCCAGAAAGCTATTCGATCTGATGTCGACCTGGCTGCCGATGGCATTACTTGGGTCGATGACGAGTACGACGAAAAGATGGGTGCAGCACTGAGACCATTGGTCCAGAACAGTAGCGGGTTCCCGATCGGCTTAGAACTGAAGCAGGACCTGGTTGATACATTGAAAGCTGCCTTCTACGCCAATCGATTATCACTTCCCGAGACTGGCCAGGACATGACTGCCTACGAGGTGGGTGTCCGCATGAAGCAGTACCGTCGTGAAAACATTCCGCTATTCGCGCCCATTGAGGAAGAGTACAACGGCCAGATCTGTGAGTTATCATTTGACGTTGCTATGGATGCAGGTTTCTTGGGTTCGCCCTACGATATTCCTGAGTCATTAGCCGATCGTGACGTTGTCTTTAAGTTCGAGTCTCCACTCAATGAGTCCGAGGAAGAGAAGAAGATGACCCAGTTCAGCCAGGTTATCGAGATGACTACTGCCGCCATGACTTTAGACGAATCAGTGGGTGCCAATATCAATATCGATGAAGCGCTCCGTGATGCCATCACTGGAACCGGTGCTCCTGAGAACTGGAAGCACGACCCTGAAAAGGTGCAGATGCTCAAAGAAGGTGTCGCCCAGGCACGAGCAGCCCAGGCCGCACTTGAGAGTGGCGTCGATCCAGAGCAGTTAGCGAATGTCGGATAGCAAGGCAACAATTCAGATTTCTGTCAACGAAGAAGACGGATCTTATTCAGTTGATCTGATCGGGGGCGAAGACTCCACGGCCAGATACATCGCTGAAGAAATAATGGACTGCGCTTATCACGAGTCCAACGGAATATATGCCCATTACACTGTCAACACGGAGCACTGATGCCCGCTAAAAGAACAGAAGAGTGCTTCGAGTGCGCTCCATTAAACAAAGAAGAGATCGCCTCATTGAAAGCATTGCATGAAGGAAATGCCACTCCCAGGCAGCAGGCGCTATCGCTATCGGTGATCGTTAATAAGTTCGCACGAGCTCATGACATGCCTTACATCCCCGGCTCGTTTGATCAGTCGACATTCATTTCAGGTCGCGCGTTTGTGGGCCAGAAGATATTGAAATACTTGCACGTCCCTATCGGGAAACTAATTAAAGAAGAGGAAGATAAAAATGAAGCATCTTAATAGAGCGCGACGATTTGGTATGCGTACATTTGGCCCTGTCTACATGATGGCTGACGGTGATGGCGACGGTGGTGGTGGCGACGGAGGAGACGGTGATGGCGGAGCTGGCGACGGTGATGGCGGAGCTGGCGACGGTGATGGCGGTGATGGGGGAGACGGTGCTGGTGACGGTGATGGCGATGGCGGCGATGCTGGTGTAGTTGATTACTTCGGTGCTGGCGTTCCTGAAAACTGGCGCAACCAGGCCTTAGTCAAGGCAGGTATAGCAGCTGATAGCGATGACTTCGGCAAAGCCATGAAGCAGCTTGATCGTGTTTCTGATATCGGTGTGCTGACAAAGAACTACCTATCGGGCCAGGAAAAGATCCGATCAGGCATGGTGTCCACTGGGCTGCCTGACGATGCTACACCCGATCAATTGGCTGATTACCGCACGGCTAACGGTATCCCTGAAACTGCCGAGGCTTACGAATTGCAGCTCGATGAAGGCTTGGTGCTGGGTGAGGAAGATAATCGAATCTTCAAGGGCGTGTTCGACGTAGCCCATGGCCTCAATCTTCCGGGTACCGCAATGAGCGCATTAACCAATGCCTTATTGACCGGTCGTCAAGTAGAAGCTGATGCCGCAGTAGCTCAGGACGGTGTTGATAATCAATTGACCAATCAGCAGCTCAAGGAAGCTTGGGGTGGTGACTTCGAACGAAACAACAACTCTGTCAAAGGCCTAATTGCTAAGCTGCCTGAGTCAATCCGACAGTCATTTATGGATGCTCGCCTTCCTGATGGCCGCGCTGTGTTCAACTCACCTGAGATCATGGTGGCCATGGCTGAATGGGCAATGGCTATCGATCCAGCTGCGACCGTGGTACCTAACTCAGCCAACGCTGTCCAAGCCATGAACGACGAAATCAAGGCTCTTGAAGCTCGCATGGGTGATGATGACTGGCATGCAGATACCGAAGCCAACGCTCGATATGAGACGTTGATTGATGCTCGTGAGAGACTAGCAGCAAAGGATGCAGCGTAATGAAATGGCTAAAGAGCTGGCTGTGTGGGTTCTGTCCTAAACCTGAGTCTGCGCCAGAACCTGAAATTATTCCTGGGCCTGTTCAGTACGTTACTGATCCGGAGGTGGAGCAGAATGTTACTGACTTAGAGCAGGACGTTGATGATCTGTTACAGACCATGACTAACCTGGTTAAGGCCGGCGTTCTCACCATTGAAGAGCTAAAAAGCAAGCTGTCACCAAAGCAGCAGCTGATGCTCGAGTACTACCAGGATCGAAAATAATCTACACTGAAGTGATCAAAGCAACACAGTGAACGCTGGCCTTATCACTTGGCTCAGCATCGAAGCCCTTGGATCAAACGATCTAGGGGTTTTCTTTTGTCCGCAGGTCGTGCTATATTGGCAACACAACCGAAAAGTAGACCCCCGATGAAGGCGTCGCGGCCCCTTTCAAGGCCAACCCGCAATTCACACCATCTGAAGGCTAACTCGAAAGACGGTATTTTGAGATCAGGGAAACCTGGTTATTTATACTTTTATTGAGGAGATACTCAGATGTCTGAAACTGCATTCCAGACCAAGTACCGCCAAGAGTTTATCGCAGGATTCGAGAAGCGCCAGTCGCTCGCTCGTCGTACTGTGACGACTGAAACCGAGGTTAACGGCAATACTGCTGTGTTCTTGGTAGCTGACTCAGGTGGTGCTACAGCGGTTACTCGCGGTGTGAACGGTGATATTCCAACACGCCCAGATAACCTAAATCAGTTCTCTGCGGTTCTTGCCGAATGGCATGATGTCCCAGAGCGCACTAATTTCAACCTTTACGCATCTCAAGGCAATGGTCGTAAGATCATGCAGCAGACCTCGATGGCCGTTGTTAATCGTAAGATTGACTCTGACATCCACACTGCACTTGAAACCGCAACAGTAACCTGGAACTCAGGCACACCTGATACAGCTGACCTGACTGCCGTTACTAAAGCTAAAACCAAACTAGGTAATGCCTTTGCATTGGAAGAAGAGCCTTTCGCTCTGATCACTCCTGCATATCATGGCTACCTGATGGCGATGAATCAGTTCACTTCAGCAGACTACATTAACTTGAAGCCTTTTGAGAACGTGAGCAAATCAATCGCTTTCAACTGGTTCGGTGTTAACTGGATCGTTGATGCGGGACTTCCTGGCGCTGGTACTGCCGATGCATCATGCTTCATGTACGCGAAAGCGGCTATGGGTCATGCTTGTGATATGGAGCGGATCAGCACTCACGTAGGCTATGATGAGAAAAACGACAAGTCTTGGGCTCGTTGTTCTACTTACATGGGCTCTAAACTCTTGCAGAATAGTGGTGTTGTTAAGATGGACCACGATGATTCTGCTCTAAGCTAATTGGGGAACTAATATGTCTTATGAAATCGCAAATCCAGTACGACTGGTTTCTCAAAGCGTTGGCGCTAATGGCGGTGATCTTTGGGTTTACAAAGACGGCGACGCCTTAGCGAGTGTTGCTGCTATTAACTACGTTTCAAATGCTGCGGACTTAGGTCTGAAAGCGGGTGATGTAGTTCATCAAATAGATACCACTAACGGCTTGACCACACTAATGTCCGCCGTTGCCGCCGCTTCTGGTGGCACAGCTGTTGGCGCTAAATGTAGCGCTATCGAGCCAATCGGTGAAACATCAATCGCACTAGCAAGTGCAGGCACTGGTTCAATCCTGGCTGACGGCATTATCACCTTCGATAACCATGACACTGAGTACGAAGTCACAGTTGGTGATGCAGATGTCTCAGGTGGTGGTACTTTAACCATCACACCTGGACTGGTTGCAGCAACCGAAGTTGGTACTGTTATCACTGTTAAAACGGGTGTAATCAACCTGTCTACAGGAGCATCTGGTCGTAACACTCATGCATCGTCTTTGGCGACTCGTGATCTAACGGCTTCTGAGTCTGGCGATCTGTTCTTGTTCGACAAGGCGGACGGCATCGTGTTCACGCTACCTGTCGGCGTTCCCGGCATGAACTTTGAGTTCATGACTACAGTGGACCTAACCTCGAACGCCTATGCGGTTCTGACTAATACAGACACTGCTGGTGACTTCCTGGTAGGTTATATCTCAGGCGCTATTGAGTCAGAAGCTACCGGTGAAGACTGGTTTGCTAACGGCTCGAGCCATCTGGGTATCTCCAGCAATAAAACCACTACTGGTGGTCTTATCGGAAGTACCTATAAGGTTGAGTGTATCGCTGCTAACTTGTGGTCAATTAACGGCGTCGTGTCTTGTACTGCGACTCCTGCAACTCCGTTCACAACTTAACAGGCCTTTGATGTAAACTGAGTATCGGCTCCCCTTATTAGGAGAGCCGATCCTTACTAACTGAAAGAGGTGGCCCCATGGCTAATGCAGCTAAAAAGAAGAAAGAACAACTAATTCCCCTGAAGCCCGCAGAGTTCTCTCTGTTTGAGCATTCAACCCGTAAATTCAATGCCACCGTTCCTGGCGGCTCCTCAGAAGAAGATCTTGAAAACCCCGACCTTTGGGTAAATTGTGCCCAAAAGATGGAGATGGGTGACGAAGTCCGATGTCTCGCTGACGATATGTCATTCGTGGCTTATGGTATTTGTACCTTTGTTCAGGGATCTGTGGCTAAAATCAAGATCATCGCTGGTTACGAGCTAGACGCGGTGGACTATGAAGCGGTAGCCGACGAGGCCAGCAACTTCGAGTGCAAGCAGCGCGGGCCTAAGAAGTGGTGCATCATCAATAAAAAGAATGGCGACATCGTCAAGGAAATGATTCCGACACAGCTCCAAGCTATGAAAGAGCTGGCCGATTACCAGAAAGCACTGAGGACATAACATGGCAGCCAGCCAGCTCGGACTCTATAACAGCGCCCTACTGCTGGTTGGCCAGCGCAAGCTCACCGGTCTCACAGAAGAACGGGAACCGCGCCACCTACTAGATGACGTTTACGATCTGGGTGCAATTGAATATTGCCTCGAGATCGTCAAACCCAAATTCGCCAGCGTGACAGTCAAGCTGGACTCACCGGCAACCAGCTCGGTTCACGGTCTGGATAGTGTTCACACACTGCCAACCACTTATCTCACCAACGGCGTTGTAGGCGTCTACAGTGACGACAAGCTGGATCAGCCTATTGAGCGATACTTTGTTGAAGGTAATACGCTCGTTTGCGAGTACGACACCGTTTATCTTCGCTATATCGATACTGCGGCGGTCACCACATTTACTTACTGGTCTCAATCATTCACCCGTGTCGTTGCTTCTTACTTGGCCCGCGAGATCTGTATCAAACTTGCGCCTTCTCAGTATGAAGATATTAGTGCTTTATTTGTAGACCGAGTTGAAGTCGCTCAAGGCCTATCCAGTGATAGCGAGCCAGAGAACCGATCATCCGGTACCACAGTTACTCTTACAAATGACTGGCGCCATGTTTACAACGACGCCCTCCAGGTCATGGGACTGGAAGATATCACTTCGAACACCGATGACTCCAACCGCCGGTCTAAACTGGATCGCGCACTGGATTCGTCACTGGTCGCAGATCTGCTCGAAGTCACAGGGTGGAGTTTTGCCTTGTCTTCAACGAGGAGCAACTACGACCCAGCCATAGAGCCAGCTTGGGGATATCAGCGAGCACACGCTCATCCAAGTGACATGCATCGCCTGGAAGGTATCTGGCACGACGAATACATGCAGAGCCCGCTCAAAGCCTACAATGATGAGGGTGGTTACTTCTACACCGACTATGATGAGTTTTATCTCGAGTACGTCAGCACTTCATTCCTGACTAACCCAACTCAGTGGCCTGCTCATTTCAGAAAGCTGGTCGCCGCTAAGATGGCTACCGACGCAGCGGCCAGCTTGAAGGGTGAAGGTGCGGATACAGAACGGTCCAAGGGTATTTACGATGAGCGCGAGAGCAATTCCAAATCAATCGATGTCATGACCTCACCACCACGCAAGCTAGCCAGTGGCAACTGGGTGAAGGCTCGGTTCCAGGGGCGCAGCAATAGAGATCGTCCGTAATGATTCGCGGGTTAGTCAATACCTTTAACAGGGGCGAAGTAGATCAACGAGCTCTGGGTCGTGAAGATGTCAAAAGAGTAAGCAGCTCGGCCTCGTCCATGGTTAACTTCGTTCCGTTCCGATTGGGTGGAATGATTTATCGAGGCGGCTCTGAGTGGATCGCTACGCTCAACACAATCTATGCCCACAAGATGGTGCCCTTTGTTGCGGCGATCGATGACACGGCAGTGGTTGATTTCTATAACGACAAGGTAGAGTTCACCGCCAACGACGTACCAGTCACTGTGAATGCAGTCGCCACCACCATTGCCAATGGTACGTTCACTACCGATATTGCTAGCTGGGTTGACGCCTCTGACGGGGCTCTGACTCATGCTTGGCATGACTACGGAACAGGTGATGGCGCACTGGACCTGACTGGGAACGGTGGCCAGAGTGCAGGATCAACACAAACATTCGGATCTACGGCTACCGGCAGTGAGCACTTTCTCCGCATAGTGGTCGATCGTGCACCGGTCAAGGTTTTGCTCGGTACCTCCGGGGCCGGCTCATTCGACTTGCACTCAGGAACGCTCAAGCCTGGCACCCATATACTCGTGGTGACACCTGGCGCAGCACTAACGGTAACATTCAAGAACGCTAAGAAATACGCAGCACTGATCAACTCGGTGTCGCTTGACACTGGCTCAGCCAACATGGTGATCGATACACCATTAACATCAGCCACGCTTGACTCGCTACGTTACGTGCAGTCTGGTGACATTATCTTCTGCGCCTTTGATGGCGGCAAACCGTTCCAGATCGAGCGACGTGGTACCAAATCATGGTCGGTGGTTGATTTCCGGGCCGATGACGGCCCCTTTGACTCGATCAATAACACTAATATCACGCTCACCCCTGGCGCATTAAACGGCGACACTACACTGACTGCTTCGGATGATCTGTTTCAATCCGACCATATGGGCGCCTTGTTTAAAGTTGCTTCCGTCGGTCAACAAGTATCGGCGACACTCTCTGATGATAACGGAGTGGTGACTAGTTCTATTCGTGTTACCGGTGTCGGCACTTCCAGAAATTTCCTTAGAACTATCTCAGGATCGACAAGTGTCGCCTCAATAGTGACTCTTCAGCGGTCAGCCGATGATACTTCATGGGTCGACGTGACCACAGAAACTGGCAATGTAACTGACCAGCCTTTCAATGACGGCTTTGATAACGCGATCTTTTATTACCGGTACAACATAAAGGCAGGCGATAACCCAACACCAGACCCTATGGTAATCACTCTCGATTATGATTCAGGGTCGATTGATGGCATCTGTCGAGTAACCAAGTACACCTCAACTACCATTGTGGATGTTCAAGTACTGTCCGATTTTGGTGGCACAGATGCGACACTGGACTGGTACGAAGGCTCATGGTCGGCAGCTAATAAGTTCCCGGCTTCCGTTGAGCTCACCGAGGGCCGTCTTTTTTTTGGTGGCGACGAAGAGATCTGGGGCTCCGTTTCAGATTCTTACTACTCATTTGACCGCACCATCGTGGGTGATTCATCTTCGATACTGCGGACCATCGGCTTCGGTCCTTCAGATGCTATTAAGTGGATCAAGGCGTCCGATATCGTGGTAGCCGGTACAACCGGTGACGAAGTGACGCTGAGATCGAGCTCATATGGTGAATACCTGACCCAGGACAACGCCAACATCAAGTCAGGGTCTACCCAGGGATCTGCCAATGTAGAGCCCGTTAAGGTGGATGGAACGATCTATTTTGTTCAGCGATCAGGCGTGAAGCTGATGTCGCTATCTACCAGTATTGACTCGAACACCTTCGCCACCATTGATGCGACCCTACTCAACCAGGATATCTGTGCTGCCGGGATCCATCGAATAGCAGTGGCCAGGCAGCCAGAGACTCGACTATTCCTCGTGATGGATGATGGCACCGTGGCTATCTTTACTGCGGACGTTTACGAAGAGGTCGCAGGCTGGAGCCGATACGAGACCGCTAATGGTGGTCTGATCAAGGACGTCATTGTTCTACCCAGCACCAGTGAAGACAGTGTTTATTTTGTCGTCGATCGCGGATCGTATACTTACCTGGAGAAACTGGCCAAGTTCAAGAACGCTGTCGGCGGTACCGTCTCTGAGACCTTTGATGGATTCCTGCGTTATACCTCACCAGGTACAACTATCACCGGGTTGGATATCCACGAAGGCGAAACCGTTGGGGTCTGGGCTGATGGTCAGGATCGAGGAACGTACACGGTTGCCAGCAATCAGATCACAGTTGCCAGCTCCTGGACCGACGTTATTGTTGGCCTGCCTTACGTGGCCGACTACGTGACAAGCAAGGTCACAAACTACGATCAGTATACTGCCGCCACCGAACGCAAACGCATTGTTGATACCGGCCTGGTCCTGACAGATTACTGGCCTGGCTCACTAAAGGTTGGTCCTACTGTTGCGCTGCTCAAGCAGATGCCCGGTATTGAAGATGGTACCGATGTTGATGCCACGGTCACCAACACTGATTACAGCGAGCTGCCGTTCGAGTTTGACGGTGAGACCGAATCCGATCCACGCATTTACATGAGGGCGACCGGACCAGTGACAGTACTGGCTCTGTCGTATGGAATTGATGGCGAACGCGCATATAAGGCCAGCGACACGTAAGGATGTTATCGATTACCTGGGCAAGCCCTATAGGGAGTCGTTCAGGGGGATTGTTGCAGACAAGGGTGGTAAGATCATCGGCATGGCCGGGGTTATACACACCGAGCATCTCCAGGCGTTCAGTAATTTTAGTCAGGAAATGAAAGAAGACAAGCGGGCCATGGTGCTGGGAATAAGAAAGTATCGTGAGATATTGAACTCGTACAGCTCGACAATATACGCGCTACCGAGTAAGAAAGAAGAAACAGCGGCGAGCTTTTTGATGCACGTCGGCTTTGAACCCTATAACGAGGAGCTATACAAATGGCCGCAGCGTCCGCAGCTTTAGCAGTAACATCGACAATGGTCAGTATGTCGGCTCTCGACAAAGAGGGCGACGCTGCCGTTCGTGACGCCGACTACAAAGCCAAGACCCATATTGCTAACGCAACCCACCGAGCTGGCGCTGCCAAGCGAGAAGGTGAACTCATTGAGTCCAACGCCAGAGCTGCTAGAGCTGCAGGTGGCGGTGCTTACGATGCCGGTGCTGAAGAACGTCAGGCCAAGATCAAAGAACGCACAGATTACAACGTCATGTCCGCTATGTTCGAGGGTGAGCAGTCTGCCCAGATGGCTAAATACCAAGGCGAAGTGATCAAGAAAGCGACCAAAGCAAAGAAACTATCGACCGTATTAAGTGGCGCCTCTCAGGCATTCAGTGCTTACAGTGCCAGAGCTCCAGGCTCTGCTCCTGAAAACGGATAAGTGGTAACCAGAACTATGTCAAAGATCCCAAGTTATATAAATATCAAACAGGATACCCCTGATCTTCGCCATGAGGTTGAGTCAGGCGCTCCTGCACGTGCCGGACAGGGCGTAGCCAAGGGCCTGATGGACGTATCAAGAACAGTGGGTGCCTACCAGGAAACTGTCGACAAGGAGGAATTTGCCAAGGCGAAAACTAACTTCATGATCGACCTGGTTGCTAATAATGAAGAAATCAAGAGCGATCCAGATTACGCCACACACCTGGATAAGTACGACAAAAGCGCCAGCGAGACCCTTGCCAGCCAGTCCGGTACCATCGGCAGCCAGAAATACAGGACCGCTTTCGAGCAGGATGCGCGACTTCAGATCGCCCAGGACCGCGAGCAACTTTCTAATGTGGTGACCGCTAAAAAGAACGAACACGACGTCGCTGACTTTTTAACCAGATCATCAACAGCAGCAGACGCTGCTGTTCTAGGTGGTGGTGACAAGATTCTTCAGACTAGAGACAGCATCAACATGGAGGTCGACTCACTGGTAGAGCGAGAGGCTATGAGTCCAGTCGAGGGTGTTAAGTTTAAGAAAGACTTCATGAATGGTGTCGCGCTGAGACACATCAAAGCGCTCCCTTACGATCAGCAGGCCGCCGCCATCAACGAACCCTGGGCAATCACTAATCTGCCGGAAGATGTTCGCCTGAAGCTCTTACGCGAAGCCGAGGAAGAAACGAACAAAGCCGAAGCCACTACCATGGTGGATGAATATCTTGATAATGAATTAACCTACGACGAAGCCAGAAAGCAAGCCAAAAAGGACACAAAAGGTAAGCCCGGGCTGCGTAAAGTGGCTGATGGTCATCTGGATTACGAGTACAACCGTCGCAGTAAGGCCGATGCTCAGGTTCAGTCAGACCTGTTCGACAATTATTATGGAAATATAGCGCTCGGCAAGGCCACTGTGGAGCAGGTTAATGCTGAAGACTGGGTTGAGATGACGCCGGAAATGCAAAGGAGCTTGATCGCTGCACAACGGTCTGCCGTGTCGGATAAAAAGACTGGCTATAATTTAGCCGCTGACGATCATCTCATGCTGCTCACTAAGCAGAAGAAGTTCATCGAAGCCAGAAACTACTTTACTGAGAACGCTTCAGACATGAGTCAGGCTCAGCAGAACGAGTGGTCAAAGCTTACGATCGAGGGTTTAACTCCAGAGCATAAGGGTCCGTTCAATGCTAGGCAGATGGTCCAAGATAGTACCCCAAAATATAGCAAAGAGCAGCGTGGACCGATCTACGAGGAAATTACCGAATGGTTCATGGATGTCCAGCAAAGCACTGGTGCCGATCCCACTGACAAAGAGGTCAAGGAGCGCATCCAGTCCGTCATTCTCAAGTACGACACGAGTTGGTGGTGGGGCGGTACCAAGTCCATGGTTGATATGGATGAGAGTGAGAAAAACTCAGTCATGGCCGATGCCAAGGAAGAGGACCCGGATACATTCGACAAGGTTGCCGAGTACTTTAAGAGGATCGGAGCTCAGCCTGATCAGGCTGATTACATGCGAGCCTATACTGTTCTGAGGGATAACCAGAGTGTTGAATGATGATGAAGTTGGCCTGCTTGACAAAGCCTTTGCTGCGCCTGACATAGGCGCCTCGCTCGACAAGGCTTCGCATATAGATCCAGATCTTTTTGCTGAGAGCAGAAACGCTCCAGTATCCAGTGAGTTCTACGCCGACACCAAGCCGGAGATTGATCGCCAGAAGAAGGTGGCCGACATGAATATCCCGGACATCAAGGCCAACTATCCGAGCACCACAAAGTTTCTCGAGAAGGATGACAATGCCGCTATGGCTAGCGACGATCTCGATGTTCTTAAAGGAATGGAGGGTGCTGTTCGTGACAAAAAGAAAGGATTCTTTGGCCTCAGAGCTGATGATATTGAGCGCGGCTTTGCTGCACTAAGGCGGACCGGTAATTATATGCAGGCCGACGACTCAATGAACGACGTTTCTCAAATGGCCGTAATTGAAGAAGATAAACCTGAAAACCGTATTGACCTTGTTCGAGCCCTTGCAAAGAGAGGGATGGCAACCGGGAGCACTTTTAATGTTGATCGGTACATTGAAAGCACACCAGAAGAACGCGAAATAATGAGGTCAGAAGCTTATAATAAGCTGGCCGACATCTCTGGCAGCATTGCAGCAAGAACCGCTGAAATTGAATCCATTCCCCATAGCCAGGCTGTTGAAAAGTTCTTTCAGTCAAAAGGCTGGGGGGCTGGCCTAAGCGCTGTCGCTGAAGATCCGCTTGAAGTGATTACCAGCATTGCTACAGAATCATTTGTCCAGTTTGCCCCCGCCCTTCCATTAGCTCTGGTTAGTGGTGGACTGGGTGGTCTTGGTGCTGGGATGACTTCGTTCTCGATGGAGTATGCCGGGGATATTATCGGCTCTATGCAAGAGGCCGGAATTGACGTCAAAGATAAGGACGCCATGCTGGCAGCCTTTGTGGATACAGATCAAATGAGCTTATGGAGGAGTCATGCTGTTAAAAAAGGCATCCCAATAGCGTTACTTGATGCTCTTTCTGTCGGGGTTGGTGGTGCTCTAGTTGATGTGGCAAAAACCCCGGTGAAGAAAGCCGTGGCCGGAGCTGTTGAGGCATTTGCTGTTCAGCCTGCACTGGGCGGTGCCGGTGAAGTGCTTGGTACTCTTGCCGCTGGCGACGAGATCGATCCGGTCAATGTTCTTGCTGAGATCTTCGGTGAGTTCGCTACCGGTCCAGTTGAGGTAGCTGCAGGCGTATACAGACAGGCCCGTGTTGCTTCTGAGGTGAAATCATTTAAAAACGGCATGGAATCTATTGGAGACCAGCAGTTTCTCGAGTCTGTTGTCGAGTACGCCCAATCAAGTGCGGTCAATGGTCGCGCCCCTGAAGTGTACGCAGAATTCATCGACAGTCTGGACGAAGGTCGAGAAGTACTTATTCCCGAAGAAGTGGCAGCCCAGCTCGAAGGCGCACCTGAATACATTACCGAACAGTTAAATGGTCTTGGTCACAGCGTCAGCATTCCGCTCAAGGTGTTCGCTAGCGAGATAGCTAAGAATGAAATCTGGATGGAGACCGTCCGACCTCATGTCAAGTTAAGTGAAAACACGATGACCATGGAAGAGTTGTCGACCAATGAAAACGCCGAGATGAAATCACTGCTCGAGAAGGCCAACGTCCAGCAGGAAACAATGACCGAGGTCGAGGAGATCTACGAACAGGTCAAGGATCAGCTTGTTTCCACCGGTAAGCAGAGTGAATCTACGGCCCGTCAGAGCGCTCAGCTATACCCGGCGACTGTTGCTGTATATATCGAGAAAGCTCGCAAGATGGGTAAGGAGATCTCGCCCACCGAGGTGTTTGCGATGATGGGCTTCCAAGTAAAGTCAGATCTGCCTGCTCCCGGGCCTACTGAGGGTGAGCTTATTGTTGATCAGGCTGGAGAGAAAGTTATTCCTGCTGATACTGAGATCGAGATGGACACTACCGACGTGCGTACTGGCGAAGTCACCACCGAGACCTATAATGCAGCTGAGATATCGACTGAGATCAATGATAATATCTCAACCTATGAACGACTGAGAGATTGCCTTGCATAATGAAGACTTACTCGAAACCAACTCCTAAGATCAAGAAAAACAAGCTACCAGTGGTTGTCGAAAAGCCAGAGATAAACTTAACTCTCAGCCCAGTCATCGAGGTAGTCGCCCCGGCGGCAGACATGAGCCCTATTGCCGAGGCTATCAAGCAGATGATGCCGAGCCCAAATACTCATAAGGAAGACCATAAAGACAAGCCACGCCAGATAGAGATTGACGTGGTTGAACGCGATGGTCGTGGTTTTATCAAGAAACTAATTTGTACGGAGTTAACCGATGTCTGATTCAGATAATGTATTAGTTGATCCTGGCGAAAGGCCCAATGCGTTTACAGTTGCTACGGATGAAATAGGTGGTACCCATTATCCTATTTACAAGATGTCTGTTGGACCTTTGGGTTCTCAAATACCTGTATCTGAAGAAGACCCTCTTCCTGTTTCTCTAGAGAATAAAGTCTCTACCAATAACTCAACTACCACTCCGCTAGGAATTGGAGGCGTATTTACTGGAGTTGGTGATGATATATCAAAGTATGCAGCTCTCACTGTCATGGTGTTTGCAGATCAAGGCTCTGCTGTAGATGGGCTTTCTGTTGAGTTTTCATCGGATAATGAAAATTGGGACGAAAAAGAAACATACGACGTAGTAGCGAATGAGGCTTTCACCCTGCAACCAATGGGCGAGGGTCATTATTTTCGTATTGTCTACACCAATGGTGGCGTAGCTCAAACTGAATTTAGGCTGCATGTTATTTGCAAAGTCATCCCATCAGTCGGCGAGATTATGCACTTAGATATTGATCTAAGTGGTGATGGTGACGCTCAATTAGTGAGGGCGGTTCTTGCTGCTTTGAAGCCCAACGGTAAATACGCAAATATAAATGCAACAAATGGCGGCAATTTAAAATTCTCATTAGAAGAATTTGATGAGTCTTTTCATAGCAACCCTTTACCTGTAGATACTAAATTACATCAAACGGCTTTCGGTGAATTACTTACAGGTGAATTGCATCCTCAATTTCAAGGATCATTTGAATATACAGTAGACAATACTGATCTTAATACTAATACTGAGGTTAATAGTGGCACTGTAACTCAGGCTTCCGGTATGGCTGTGATGACCACCAGTACCACAACTGCAAGTTCCGCTTGTTTTCAAAGTAAACAACATGGGCGATACAAATCTGGTCTGGGTGGAGTAGATAGATTTACTGCTTTATTCACTACTCCTGTTGTCGGAACAGAGCAATTTATTGGCCTAGCTGATGAGTCAGGCAGTTCAGAAGCATTTAAAAATGGATATATGATCGGGTATGATGATGAGGGTGTTTTTGGTTTTCATCGATTTTCTAATGACGTTAAATTTACAACTGCATTAGCAGACTGGGATGACCCATTGGATGGTACGGGCGCATCTGGTATGACGCTTGACCAAACGAAATTAAACGTTTTCTTCATCCCTTATCAATATCTTGGTGCTGGGGCAATTCATGTATTTGTAGAGAATGACGCAACCGGACATCCAATGTTAATGCATACGGAGCTATATGCTAACTTAAATACAGAGCCATCTACTCATAATCCAAATTTTCATCATACGATGTGGGTTGATAATAAGGCCACAACAAGTAATTTAATATTAAAGTCTTCTTCTTATGCTTATTTTGTTGAGGGCAAAACATCATTTATTGAATTACATCAACCAGAAAACTCGTCAGGTAAGAAAACAAAAACCAACGTATCAAGTGAAGTGGCTATATTCACGATTAGAAATAAAACAGCCTATGCCTCTAAGGCAAATTTTATAGATATTCTCTTGATGGGAGCGGGTGCGAGTATAGAGGCATCTTCTGCAAATAATCTAGGGGAGATAAGAGTAGTTAAAAATGCAACTTTAGGAGGAACACCATCATGGAATGATATTAATACAACTAATTCCGTTGTCGAAATCGATACAGCCGGAACCACTGTGACGGGTGGAAAAGAATTAGCCAGTAGTTTGCTTGCTGGTAAAAATGACAGAGTTAATAGAGATTTAATAAATAGCAAAATCATTCTTAATCCAGGTGAGACATTAACATTTGCTGGGAATAGCGAAAATGCTGCAATCTTTAATGCACGTGCTGGTTGGCGAGAATTGTTCTAATGTTACCAGAAACTCCAATGGGTCCAGGCTGGTTTATGTTTTTTAAGAATGTCAAAAGAGGAGGGCCAACTGACAAGCCACCAACTGATCGAGATAGAATACTGAAAGACGATAACGAATTAATTGAAATAATAACAATGGTGATTAACTGCGATGGCATTAGCGGACTGCTTAAGTAAAATTGGCCTCAATGATGAGGAAACGAGCATTTACAATGACTTGGTTGCCAAGCATCAAGCCGAGGGCATGTCGCCTGAAGAAGCTCAGATGGCGGCTGCTGAGTCACGCATTGCTGAGCTTGGTCAGGATAAGACCGATGTGCAGGCCAAGGTCGATGAGGCTGTCGTTGCTGGTGATCGTCAATTATTCCAGAGCGCCGTCTCAGAAGCTTACGAATTCACCCAGCCTGCGGTTCAATTATTCACCGCCATGGCAGAGCAGCAAGATAACTTCAAAGGTCCTGAAACTTCACAGGCTGCAGACATTGAAACAATCGCTTCTGAAATGGGTGCAGATCAAGGCTGGATCGGTGAAACAACCACGGATAAGCTGCATCGGTCACGTACAGAGTCGGGCGTAGATGGTACGGCTCCAGCGGTAGCGATTAACGATGAAGACGGCAATCGAATTATCACTGTTCATGACACTGAAAGCGATACGCCTTATGCCACTATATTGCCCGGCGAGCGTAAAATTGATGGTGCACTTGCCTATCAGTCGGCAATGGCTTGGGCACATAACAACGGAAAAACATTAGTCCCTGATCCTGCTGGCCTGACCGCTATCAATCGTTTGCGCCGATCCGAGGCGATGATCTCATCGATGCTTCGTATGGGTACGTCAATGCATTTAGAGCCTGACTCTACTCAGTTTGTAGGTTTTCTGTCTCAGGCTGATTACGACACATTGCAGGAAGGTGCTGCCAAACAAGGCGCTCGCATGGAAGGGCTTAATGTTCGTGAGTTTCCTGAGATACGTCAAAAACTTGAACAATTAAAGGAAATATTGTGGCAAAAAGAATCAGCAGCTAGTACGATAGGGGTAGAGGCTGTATTTGAGGAGAACTTAAACTCGTTAATGATGGCCTCAGCAATGCTGACAAGAAGGAGAATAGGCGATGCAAAATACAAGCAGGCAGTTGAACAAGCAGTTAACTTTCTCGAATCGGCTGGCGATCCTGAAATCAGCCTTGACTTCGGGCAGCTCCTCGACGCAGGTGACTTCTCAATGGGTGTGGGCGACACTACGCTTCGCAGGGCAGCTCTCATCGAGGCTGCGGGGCAAGCTGATCTTGCCGCAATTACTGACGGACAGCGTGCACTCGGGATTCAACCACTGGAGAAAGATGCACAAGCTGAACCATTGGAGGCAGGCGCTGAAAGGCCTTTGCTTTCTGACAGCGTTCTTGCTCGGATTTCACAAGCTCCGCAATTAGCTCGGACGCTTTATCAGGGCGAGACACCAGTAATAGCAAAATCATTTCTTGAGGAATTCATTCTTAAGTTTCGTGAAGGAGGTTCCTTGGGAGGCAAGAAATCTACCGAGGCTAACATTACTGCAACCAATTTTATCAGCGATTTTTTGGTTAGCAAGACCGGCCTTGATGAATTCTTTAATCTCATCCAGATTCCACCTGAACTTTTTGCCTTTAGCGAAACCCCTGATGCTGTTGATGTCGATGCCTCTGCGGTCAAAGGCAGATTCAATCGTGTGAATTCTAACATCCAAGCGATTAGCGACATCGCGTCTACTGAGGCCTTCTTTAAAAAGGGCTTTAGCGGTCTCGACATCGAAAGTCAAAGGCTTATGCTCTCGAATATGGTCGGCTTGGTTCATGATCCTAAGATTCTCAATTCGATTGTCAGTCTTATCCCCGTTGATATGGTGAACGATTTCGGTGGAAAGCAGGTCACGTCCGATATGATCTTGCATAACTTTACGATGATTGAGGATTCTATTTCCATTATAGCTGGTGCGGATATAGCCATCCTTGATGCAGCCAGTTCGACTAAAGTCAGAGAAGCAAGCTCTATTGCAAAAGAATCTCCCGCCGAATTTATCATTTCCCAACTTGAAGCGGTAGTCAGTTCTGACGAGTTGATTTCCGCATTGGGCGCACTTAGTAAGGTTCATAAAACAACTTTAGCACATGAAAGAATGGCAGTAAAGACTAGGGCATCAGTCCAGTTCACAGAAGACGGTAAGAGTATTATCCGTCTCGGGAAGTCTTCGAATTTAAGTTCATTTTTACATGAATCGGCTCATATTTTCTTGGAGATGGAGAAACGGTTCGCTGATAAGTTCGGTGTCACCGAAGAACAGAAGCGACTGCTCGAATGGTTTGGCGTTGAATCTTTTGACGACGTTACCGTTGAGCACCATGAGAAGTTCGCTGAGACCTTCGAGGCTTATTTGCGTGAAGGCAAGGCTCCGTCCATCAAGCTCCGTGACGCCTTTGCATCATTCGCTCGCTGGCTGACAGTTATCTACCAGAGATTAACCGATCCACGCCTCGCACGTGTAGAGCTGACGCCTGAAATCCGTGATTACATGGACCGCATGCTGGCCACCGAGGCTGAGCTCGAACAGGCCAAAGCCAATCCTGCCTATGATCAGCTATTCAGATCAAAAGAGCAGGCAGGCATGACCGATGAAGAGTGGGAGAAATACACCGATCAGGTTGCCAAGGCCAGTAATAAGGCAAGTGTTGATCTAAATCAAAAAGTCATCGATGAATATCGTAAGCGTAAAACAAAAGAGTGGAATGAAGAGAAAGCTCCTATCGTTAAATCTGAGACGGAACGCCTGAGCAAAGAAGCCGTCTACCAGATCTTGAATGACCTGAAAGATTATCCGATGGATTACAATCTGGTTATTGAAGCGCTCAGTGCTGATCAGGATGAAAAGGCGAAGCTCCCCGGTAAGTTGATCGGCAAGGCCAAGAAAGAAGGCGGCATCG